ATACAGGAACTTCTAAATTAGATAAAATACAATCATCAATTACAACCTCTGCTATTTCAATATCTTTAGTTAATGGATATATTTTAAGTATAGTAAATATATTAAATTCATTAGTTAGTATTTTAGCAAAATGTAGTCCTAATTCAACTTATCTTCCTATTTCTAAAGGAATAAATGATAGTGCGGACGCTCAAAGACAAGCAGAAACTACTTTAAACCAAACAACTTATAACGGATTTATTATTGAAATTGAGGAAGTACCTTATACACCTACGGTTACTCGTAGAAGAGCACTTGGTAAAAATCAACAAGGTATTATTTTAATACAAACCGAATTATCATTTACAACAAACCCCCTAACTTTAATTAGTGAATTAAAATCAATAATCGACAAAGACAATTTAAAAGCTTATTAACTTAATATTTATAAACAATGAAACCATCAGATTTTAAAAAAATTATTAAAGAGGCAGTAAGGGAAGCTATTCAAGAAGAATTAAAAGATATTCTATTGGAAGCTGTTCGTGCTCCTAAAACAATTGTTACGGAGTCAATCAGAGACACTTATGCTCAACCTCATCTATCAAAACCTAAACAATTAACTCCTTCGGAAAGACAAGCAATGTTTGGTAATATTCTAGAAGATATGCAAGGTGGTGGAGCAGCAACTACTGCTTATAATGGAACTTTCCAAGCACAAGGACCTGTAGATGCTATTAATGGAGCTTTACCTGAAGGTAATGTTGGTTTAGATCAAATAATGGCTTTAATGAACGGTAAATAATGGCATTTGGAGCTAAAAAAATATTCCCTATAGATACAGCACCTTCGGTTGCTGTTGGTGTTGATATTCCTTTTAATGCTCCTGCTGTTTTTAAATCAAATTATACTACTCAAGCATCAATCAAAAATAATTTAATTAATTTCTTTTTAACAAATAAAAATGAAAGATATTTAAATCCAACTTTTGGTGGAGACTTAAGAGCATTTATTTTTCAACAAATTACAGAAGGAAATACAGAATATTTAAAACAAGATATTCAATCTCAATTATCATTATATTTTCAAAATGTAATTATTGGAAGTTTAGATATACTTTCATTCCCAGACATTAACCAAATTAATGTAGTTTTAAAATATAGTATAAAAGATACTGGATTAACTGATGAAATACAATTAGCATTTATATAATGGCTACTAAAAAAAGAAATATAACCTATATTAATAAGGACTTTAGTGAACTAAGGGCTAGTTTAGTTGACTATGCTAGAACTTATTTCCCAACAACTTATAACGATTTTACTCCAGCATCACCTGGTATGATGTTTATGGAAATGGCTGCCTATGTAGGTGATGTTTTATCATTTTACTTAGATAATCAAATCCAAGAAAACTACTTACAATATGCTCGCCAAACAAATAACTTATATGAGTTAGCTTACATGTTTGGTTACAAACCTAATGTAACTCAAGTTGCTACTACAGCTATTGATTTTTATCAACAAGTACCAGCTCTATTATCAGGTTCAACTTATGTACCTGATTTTAGCTATGCTTTATTTATTGATTCAAACGCTGTAGTTAATTCTACAAGTAATAGTAATATTTCATTTTTAGTAGAAGAACCAGTAGATTTCTCAGTATCTAGTTCAGGAGACCCTACAGAAGTTTCTATATTTTCTGTAAGTGGAGTAACTCCAACATATTACTTATTAAAGAAAACTAGAAGAGCATCATCAGCTACTATTAATACTACTACTTTTTTATTTGGTGCTCCTGTTCCTTTTTCAACAGTAGAAATTACAGGTGAAAAAATTGTAGGTATTTTAGACATTACAGATCAAACAACAGGAGATACATGGTATGAAGTAGATTATTTGGCTCAAGAAACAATATTTGATTCAATCAAAAATACAAATACAAATGATCCTAATTTATCTCAATACTCAGGAGATACACCATATATTTTACAATTAAAATTAATTCAAAGAAGGTTTGCTACTCGTTTCTTAGATTCAACAACTTTACAATTACAATTTGGTTCAGGTACTACAGCAGATAATGATGCTGAAATTATTCCAAACCCTGATAATGTAGGTTTAGGTTTACCTTTTGGACAAAGCAAATTAACCACAGCATTTTCTCCTTCTAACTTTATATTTACAAATACTTATGGTATTGCCCCTTCAAATACTACTTTAGCAGTAAGATATTTAGTAGGTGGGGGTGTTGTAGCAAACGTTCCTTCTAATGATTTAACTAATATAACAGGAAACATTCAGTTTTTAAATAGTAATTTAAACGGAGTTACAGCAACAACAATATTTAACTCATTAGCAGTTACAAATCCAATTGCTGCTGATGGTGGAGGAGATGGAGATTCAATAGAGGAAATTAGACAAAACGCCTCTGCCAATTTTGCTTCTCAATTACGTAACGTAACACAAGATGATTATTTAGTTAGAGCGCTTTCTATGCCTGCTAAATATGGAGTAATTTCAAAAGCATATATTGAACCTACTAAAGCCCAATCAATATCAGCAGGTGAATCTCAATCCGTATTAGACTTGTATGTGTTGTCATATAACGTAAACAATCGTTTAACCATAGCATCACCCGCTTTAAAACAAAATTTAACTACATACTTATCTCAATATAGAATGGTTAATGATTCTGTTAATATTAAAGACGGATTTATCATTAATATTGGGGTTAATTTTAGTATTATAGTTTTACCTAATTTTAATAGTAATGATATATTAACAAGATGTATTACTGCTTTAAAAGATTTCTTTACTATTGATAAATGGGCAATTAATGAACCTATTGTATTAAGGGATCTTTATATTTTATTAGATGCTATTGAGGGAGTTCAAACAGTACAAAACATAACTATTTCTAACCTATCAGGAGAGGATTTAGGATACAGTAAATATTCTTATGATATATTAGCAGCGACTCAAAACAATGTTGTATATCCTTCTTTAGATCCTAGTATTTTTGAAGTAAAATATCCTAACACAGACATTCAAGGAAGAGTAGTAAATTTATAACAAAATGGCAGTATTAAAAATATTCCCCGAAAAAGACGCTACTTTATATTCATTATTCCCTAATATGAATACAGGGTTAGATGAAATAGTAGAAGCAACCCTAACTACATTTGCTTATTCTAATCCAAACCCACAAACAAGTAGATTTTTAATCCAATTTTCCGATGCTGATATAGCTTCAGCTTTTGGACCTATGTCAGATGCTACTTATCATAGTGGGAGTTGGAATGCTAAATTACAATGCTTTGTATCAACAGCAACCGGATTAGCAACAACATCTTCAGTAGTTTGTTTAACTGTAGCTCAACCATGGGATATGGGAACGGGAAGATATTTAGATGAACCTATTTCAACTGATGGTTGTAGTTGGATTTGGGCTGGATACTCAGGAAGTACTATTTGGTCACCACCAAATGGAGCTACTATTTCTTATACATCATCTGTTCCAGCAGGTGGAGGTGTTTGGTGGACAGGTTCTGCTTATTCTTCTTCTGTTACTTTTTCATACAGAACTAATAAAGATATTAATCTAGATGTAACTAATATTGTTAAAGCTTGGACAACATCTTCAGCAACTTATCAATTACCTAATAACGGATTTTTATTAAAACAAAATTTAGAATTTGTATATAATAAAAACTATCAACCTGAATTAAAATATTTTTCTGTTGATACTAATACAATTTATCCACCTGCTTTACAAATTAGTTGGGACGATTCAGTATGGAATACTGGATCTTCGACCCAAACAGTACTAAATAGTCTTCCAGCAGTAATTACATTAGCACAAAATCCAGGAGTATTTTATAGTGAAAGTATAAATAGATTTAGAGTTAATGCTCGTCCTGAATATCCTTTACAATTATGGCAAACATCATCAGTTTATTTAAATAATTACTATTTACCTTCTGGTTCATCTTATTGGGCTTTAAAAGATTTAGAAACTAA